TCCAGATTGCCACGCCGAGCGCGATAAGCAGCACGACGATTACTACTATCCCCACATGCGCCGCACCGTAAGGGCTTGCGCGCGTGGCTTCGGTCACCGCGTCCATGATCTTGTCGTGCGAGTCGCCCTTGAGCGCCTTACGGGCCGCGTCCTTCATGACGCCGATCTCGCCCTGCATCTTGTCCAGGCTCTTGGCGAGTCCGTCCTTGTCAGACGGGTGATTCTTCTTGTCGCGTGCCATATGTCAGACTCCTTGTTTGAAATATTGACATCAACCAGCAACCCCATTCAATCTTTTGATCACTGCATTCAATCCACGTATGCGATCTTCAGCAATATCTTTGCGGATGTAGCAAATGTCACCTTTCCCAATTGGCCACAGCCACCAAGTCACGCTGACTCTCCCAGTGTGCTCTTTGTCAAGCCCAAGGTATATGCGTTCAGGCGGCTCTTTATCGACATATGGCCAGCTGGTGACTTCTCTGCGCTCGCGCCACAGCTGAAGGCAAACTCCAGAAATGAATACCGTGGTGCCGAGCGCGGCACAAGCAATGAAAAGTTTGATCAGGTAGTCAATCATGTAATGGGTTCCCGCTACAGACAGCCAAGTGGGAGCACAACCAAGAACCACAGGCCAACCCTGCCTGCAGCGGGAATTCTCACTTGCTCGGCAAAAAAGGTGCTGCCAACTCAAGGGCAGCATTGTTGACGGCATCAACAACCTTGTCTGCAAAAACAAAGTTTTTCATCACAAGTTCTTCAGGAGTTTCAGCAAATTCCTCATGAGTAGTGCGCGAGTTCAGCTTGCCGTTGCTGACGCTCAGAATCTTGATTTCCACCTTGTGGGGCTTCTCTGCGTAGTCGGTCATTTCGCTCTCCTGCGTGTGGTTACAAACGCACGGGCAACAGCACCCGCGCACGTTACAGCTGAACTGAGCTGCGCTCCGGCGTTGGAGCGCGGCCCTTGTGTATGTAGTGCGCATCGGGCGAGCGCTCGTGCTCTTTTAGCTCCCCTTCCACTTCTGTTGTGCGCTGTTGGACAATGGAGTACAGGTTGTTCAGCTGGTCGGAGACGTGCTTATTCGTCTCACGTATCTCAGCAAAGGCGGAAGATGTTTCAATCTGACGCTCTTGAATGCGGTCATTGGTCTTGCCCACATAGCCCGCAAAGACTAGCGCAATGCCCAACAACGTCGTCGCAGCCCACTTCAGCAATGACACAAAGCGCTGCTCAGTCTCATCTATGCGCGTGTACAGCGCCTCGTGATCTATACATCCTGGTGCTGGCCGTGGCGTCATCCTTTTGCACCTCCAGTTTTGTTTACGTTGATTCCAAATCGCGACAGCAATATATTCAATGCCTCACCCATGTGCGGGGCTGCGAAATAGAATAACACAATAATAAGCACAATTGTTCCCATTTCAGATGCATAGCCTTGCAAAATGCCTGACGTTGCAAGAAGCTGATCTGGCTCTTCTGCCCAAACAGAAGCAATAGCAAACACCATCCCCAACAGCATTTGCACGAGCCATACGCTGGTGATATTGACGGTGAGCCATCTGCGGGCAAGATTGTGCCCCTGAGAAGATTGAATCCAAGTGATTAGCATTTCACTGGACTTTACTTGCGCCTCATGGCGCGCTTTCCACTTTTCATTTTCAGCATCTGCTTGTTCTTCTTTGGTGTACCAGATTTTGTCCAGCCCAGCAGACACCGTGTCAATGGCCTTTTCCACAGACTTTTCCGTGGAAAAGATGCGGCCCATGACGCTGCCAATCGTTGTGATGCCGAGCACTAGGTCAGCCTCCTTACACCAAGCAGTCTAGCCAGCGGGAAACCTGTGATATTCACACTATCTGCTTGATTGCCACCGAGCAGGTAGATATTGTCTTTGTCATGGTTATGGTAGAAACCAACATGGCCTTGTGCTGGATTCGATCCACGGCTCAGGATGGCTACATCATAGCCTGCCATAGCAAATTGGACAGGCACTGCCTTCCCAACATCAAGCCATGACCGTGCGTTGAGCTTCTTGGATCGCGATACACCAGCAAGCCAGCAGACATAGTTCACAAAAGCAGAGCACCACGGAACATCATCACCGGTGGGCCAGTCAGCATCAAGCGTGAGCATAGATATGATCTGAGCGTTGCTGTCCTTGCCTGGGACTTCAGTCAGACCAATAAATTTCTCAGCGATGCTGTATGGAGTGATCATATTAATTATCTGCCAATGCCAAATTTGCGTTTAATTGCTTGTGCTTTGCTTCGCAGCTGCTGTGCGCGATAATTTGTGCTGTCAGTATCTAATTTCTCAAGCTTTGAAGCACGATTCTGTGCATTGACATACACCTTGGCAGCCTTGAGCTTGCTGCGAGAATCAGAAACAAAGCTTTTTTCACCAGCAATTGATTTGGCAAGCGCTGATTTTTTCTCACCTTTTGTCTGCAGTCTGATGGCAGGTCCATTGCCACCCGTGCGAGCAAACCTGCCAAGCTTGTCGCGCACATATCTGCCTGATTTACTTGCCATAACTTATTTGCCCCTTTTTACAGCTGCTGCAGCCGTTTCCGGCGCGGGATCGGCTACCTCGACCGGCGCGGGATCGGCTACCGACGCCTCAAGCATTTCCAGAATTTGGTCAGGTTGCTGCTCCATCGTATGGCCAGCATCCAGCATCAGCTGGACTTGATCTTGGCCAACAGAACAAGCAACACCATCAGGACTGTACATCGTAAACATTGCGCTCTCCAACTCAAAAAAGGCTGGCAGGGGTTAGCTGCCAGCCAATGGCCCTGGGTGAGCAATCAGTAGTTAGCCAGCAGCGTGATCCGACGCGGGTCATAAGCCGTGGCACCGATCAGCAAGTCCAGAGACAGAGTCTCTTTCTTGCTGGCCATGTCATAGCCTTGTACCACACGAATGCTGTAGCCGTTGTTGGAGATCACTTGCGAAGGCTTGTCGCTGGGAGCATCCAGTACAGGCATCGCAACAGCCAGTGAATCACCGTCAAAGATCGCACCCTGCGGAGTCCAAGCTGCGGTGCCGGTCGAGATAACCGTCACTGCTGCGTTGTCAGGGATGATTTCCGTGATCGGGTCAACCAGAGCAACCGTGGTGGTTGCGGAGGTATCAGCGATCGTGGTGAGGACTTTCAGCGGACGGCGCACACCAGCAATGGCGAGTCGGTCGCCAGCCTTCACGGTGCGCGAGGCAGTCTGCGTATCAACAGTCAGCGAAGTTGCGCCGATTTGGTTGTTGGTGTTTCCACCAGCACCGTTGTTGGTTTGGCACACCATCGTGCCAGAGGTGAATGCCGAGGCAACCGGGAAGTTGATCGAGCTGAAGAACTGCATGCCCATCGCAGCACCCATGGAGCCTTGCGCAAAGACCTGCGCACCGGTGTCACCACGGTTGTTGTACGTGCTGAAGTAGGATGCGCCAAGCAGCTTGGCTTCCAGCGACAGGTCAACGAGGCAGTAGCGGCCAGTGGGGTTCAGCTGTTGGATGGTAGCAGCCTTACGGGCAGCAGCCATATCAGCAGCAGAAGCAAACAGGTCATCGCTGGTATACAGGCCAGCAGCTTCCAGAATCTTCGTGCCCACGTAGATGTCGCACTTCTCTGCCAGACGGTAGGCAGCAGGCATGATAACCTGCTCAGAGAATGACTCCATGTCCAGCGCTTTTTCTTTCGCGGTGATTTCCACCGAGATGTCAAAGTGCTTTTCAATGGTCATGCTGCGCTTCGTTTCACGGATGCTTTGCACAGCAATAGCACTCGTGAACTCATTAGCCTGATAGTCAGGACGGTTCTTGATGCGCACCGTATCACCAACAGCATAGCCATTGGGGCGCGTATTGAAATCAGCGGTTTTGTCTTTGGTTGCCAGCTTGCTGATAACCAGAGCATCTTCCAGGTGGGTGAGTGCCTCTGCGGCAATCAGATCAACCTTTTCCCATGCATTTGCCATTTCGTAATCCCTCAGCGTTTTGAAAATTATTCGCTGGAGATTTTTGGGACTCGCAGCGAAAGTGAAAAATTTTTCACCAATCGCCGCGCAGCCTAGCCTTGCGGTGGGAAGTTGGTCTGACTACACTTTGTCCAACTAGCAACGCAGCCTTGCCTTGTTGCCTTGTAACATCATGTCGGTGGATTTTACAATGGCCTCACCATTGCAGAAATCAGCCAGACGTTTCCTTTAGGTTCCCGGCTATAGTACGCTTCAGAAACGAAAAGTAAAGCTGGGTTTACACCCAGCCAACTTCAGCTGCCAGATTTTTTCTTGGCCTCATCACGCAGCTTGCGATACGTTTTGAGATCACCTGACGATGCCGCGGCAGCCATCCGTGCTTCCAGATCACCAGTGCCGCCAGTGCCGCCAGTTGCTCCAGCACCACGAGAACCAGGGAAAAGATGTGGTGCAGACTCTTTGAGGCTTGCCACCCACTCTTGGATAGTGATGGGGCCATCCTTGCCACGCACCAGCTCACCTTTGCTGTCGCGAGCAACAACCTGCCCATCCTCAACATCAAAGAACACGGTGGCGCGCAGGACAACGTCATCCTTGGCAGTTGGCAGACCACCTTCAGCAATGAACGCACTTACAACAGAAGTGTCAATCATCAGGTCACGCACTTGATCATTGCTTGCCCGCAACTGCTCCTCAAGGGTTTGTGCCCGTGTGGAGACTTCTTCCAGCTGCGACTTCCAGCGTGCTTCTTCGCGCTCAATGCGACGGTGGATGACCTCCTCATGCTTGCCTTCTGCGAGCAGCTTCAACTCCTCGTTTTGGTCAAACGTGGCCAGCACCTTGCGCACATTCTCAGGGTCAAGACCTTCCCATGGCTTCATCTTGGCTGTGAATTCATTGATCTTGCCAATGAGCTCACTGTTCTTGCCCTTCAGGCCAGAAGTCTGCTGCTCGATGAGTGCTTGAACTTCGGCAGAGGTGTAAGTTTTTTCACCACCATTGCTTCCACCACCGTCCCCATCACCATTAACGCAGCGAAGCATGCTGAGCCGAGTAAAACCAATCTTCTTCATTTAACACCTCACAGATTTGAAATTGAAATATTGTCCAAACGACCCAACGACCCAGGCCCACTGTCAGGCAAAAACGATCTCAGCGATTCACCAGCCTTGAATGCTTTTGCCTTCTCCACGCTGCCGAGGGCATCGGCAACGAATGCTGTTGGTTGACGGCGAAGCCAACCTTCATATTTTGTCCGTGTAGTCACCATGTTGATTTCGTATGTGCCATCTTCACGTTTTGCTTTCAATGGCTTGGTGACTTTGCCTTTTGAATTCCATTTGTCACCTTGCTCATAGTTCTCGCCAGCCTCCACTGCAGCACGCTGCATAGTGGGCAAAGCCTCACCTTTCACAACCGGGATCGACTGGCTGCGGCAGTTGAAGTGAATCCTGCCAGGGCCAGCACCCCATGGCAGATCATGGCCAATAGGCTGATGGTTGTCGTCATAGCGCAGCTGATCGCGAATACCACAGATGTGCGGAGTTGTGCGGTTATCAAGGATTGAGCTCCATACATAGCCACCAATGTGCTCTTTGTATGACTCAAGCGCAACATCACGAGCCTCAACAGACAGATGCATAAACATCGACCGTGTGAGGGTTTTGATGTCTGCCTCAGCGCGCTGCGTTACACCAAAGACATTGCGCAACGCTTCACCAACACCAACTCCAGACATCCAGTCTCCTGTTATCTGTTTGGTGATTCGCTCAGCACTTGATACACCAGCCTCAGAGAACCATGTCTGGAACTTGTGCCCCTGATATGGCTTTGCCATGGCACGCTTGGCAGCCTCGCGCAATATCGGGCGCACCATCTTCTGGCCAGTCACCTGTTCCAGAACACCATACGCCCATATCACTTCTTTGCCAACAATCTCATGCGACATCTCAGGCAGCGTCATCTCCACATGGTCACGGTAGTAACCAAGAAGCATCTCACGCACAGCATTGTTCAGTGCTTTAACTTTCGCAGCACTCAACTCTGGGTACTCAATCGCAATGCGCTTCAGTATCCGTGTGTGGAGGTCTTTGAGGCCACCAGCAACCTTTAATGCTTCATGGTCAGCAACACGCGCCAGCTGTACTGCTCTTTTTAGGTATTCATCCTGCAGCTTTGTCATCTGGTGCTCCACTAGCAGGCATGTTGATCACAGGGCGCGAAGTCTCAATGTCTGACTTCTCCTGATCGTTGGTCTTATCAGGATCAATGATGCCCGCATAGCGCAGGTTATCCAGCAGAGTGTCTTGCGAGATTCCGCCCTGTACCCAAGCAGTGACAAGAGCAGTGATGTCTTGTGCACTGAGAACTACTTCGCTGAACTCAATGGATGGCTCAAACTCAACACCATTGGAAGACCCGCCAGTCCACTCAGCAGCCAGTTTCAAGGCATCTAGGATGCCTTTTCCCACTTGGTTCACAATGTGGATGAGCGTGGCACCGTTGGAAGACTGCCTGACTTTGAGTGCCTCACCAGACTCAGGCTGCTGCTGGGCGCCCAAGAAATGAGCACCATACGCAACAGCCTCAGCAAACAAGTCTTGCCGATTTGTGCGCATATGCTCCAGAGCACTGGTATCTGTGTTGGTGTAATATGCCTTAGCTTGTGGGTTGGAAATGCCGATCACAACCGTGGAGCCAATCACGCGTGGAGCATCAGCTTGATCAATGCCTGTGATAAACATCGTTGGGTTACACGTCAAGTACCTTGCTTGCGACGCATCAGCATCCTCACGATAGATTTGAAGCGCAATGTCGCTGAGTCCAAGCAGCGGCACCAGATCAGGCTCAGCATCATTGGTCACAGAGCCTATGTTGACGACAGGCAAGACCTCCAAAGTTTTGCCCATATACACCAATGGAGTTGGAGGCCCAAACTCAACCCCATCAACAAACTTTTGTGCAGTCGCAACAACCTTGCCCTCATCCTCCATATCCAGATAATAATGGAGGTGGACTTCTTCTTCATCTTCGCTGTCGATGTCTTCAACAAATGTTGCTATGCTCTGGCGCTTCTTGCCATTAATCAACGCATACTTCCAATTGATGTTCGCAAGAGGCAGGTATGGCACAATGTTTATGATGTTGCCTTCTGTTACATCCAGCACCAATGTGATCTTGCCTTTCTGGATTACTTCGCTGATGCAATGCGAGAACAACTCAAACAAGCTCTTGCCGCATGGAGTGGCAACTTCAAGCAAGTACTCAAGATTCTTGGGCAGCTTCACCTCTGGATTGACCCGTGTGGCGATGCCAACCAGCCCACGCAGCGTATTTGCCGTCATGTCTGGGAATCGCGCACGCTGCAAATAGGCACGATACGCAGGGTTTGGATTGTACCACGGCAGGAATTCGCTGTTGTAATCTGCCACATTACTCAAAGCACCAACTGGCTTTGCTATTCCACCAGCATCATTGGGCACTGACCGCATGCCAGAAGGCATGGGCAGGTACACCTCGCCTGCTTGCTTTACTGTGACTGAGCCGCCAACAACATCGCTGACTTGACGCCAGACATATCGTTTGCGATTGTAATTTGCGTTGGTCTTCAACTTGTCTTGTGCCATCTCAATAGCCTCCAGCAACAGCAGTCTGCGATTGTTTAATTCTGATTGGGTACTGCTTGGCTATGAAATAGCCACCAGCATCCGTGGCGTGGTCATGGCCTGAGCTTTTATCAGGCATACCATTATCATCATACACCTGCTGATCAAGAGCCTCAGCATAGTTTGGGCACTTTTCATCATTGACGAAGTATCTGCGCTGCCCAAGCCCATTGCAGAACATCGCATTCATACAGTAGACACGATCTTTGATGAGCGGGTTTGTATAATCAACCACAACACGGAAGCCAGCCATCTTGAGCTGGATCATATCAGTTTCTGTGGTGTTCGATGATGTCCTGTTCTTGCTGCTCGCATCAGGGAACACAGTAATGTGGTGGTCAGGGTAACGCTCTTTGAGCGTCATGATCTGTGTGCCTGTATCCAAGGCATTGTAGATTTCATCCACCGCATGAGGGTTGCCATCGCGCAGCACGTGGACTACAGCAGCACCCTTCATGACGTTGAAGTCCATGCCTACAAACAGAGGCTCACCCTGGCGCACTGTTTCTGTCGACCTGTTTTGTGTTCGATCATAGCAGCGGTAGACCTGCCCACTGGTCAGGTTGACGAACTCACCCTCAAGGTAAGCATCAATCAGCTGTGCTGGGTATGATGCCCGCAGAGAATCAATGTAATCAGGCGGTAAATGTGGGTTGCTCCGTGTTGGAGCACGCACCAACTCATACCCATCAACTTTGTTTTTGACCCATCTTTTATAGGCAAATTTGAAGCCTTCAGGCGTGGTGTATGCGCTGACCTTGTTGGTCTGGATCACACCATCAACTATAATCTTTTGTCGATTCCGTGCGATGATCTTGTTCCAAGCATCAGTGGCTTGGACTTCACGCATGGTGTCCAGCTCATCGATGTGCGCACGGAATGTTTGGTAGCCAACGATGCGCCCTGGGTTGTCCATTGAGCGCAGGATGATTGGGCCATAGCCTTCAACATCCATGATGAAGCTTGACTTGTTCATCTTGTATGGAATCTGACTCTCAGTCAGAAATTCTTCAAGGTATGTTATTGTGATGAGCTTGAGCAAATCATATGTTGGTGCGTATGCCCCAATTCTTGCTCCTGGAAAACTCAAGTCATCAAGAATCTTCAGCACCATGGTGAGTGACTTGCCAGAGCCAAAGCCAGCAACAAACAACGGATACTTGGCCGTCATTTGCATAAATCTGGTCTGAGGATCAGTCAGCTGAATTTCCAATTTCTCACCACCCAGTTGCGAAAGATGGGAGACTGGAGCCGTGCGAATCCATTGTCGCAGCCCATGTGCTTGGCGCTGACCAGAAAATTCCAGTCCTGACGATTTTGCCGAAAGCAGACAACTGGCTCAAGCTCAACATCGTGCTTGGCATGGTACTCACGAGTTGACTTGATTACCTGCATCCACCAGTTGTGAAGAGCAAGAGTTTCAACACGCTTCACCTCAAACATGAATGGTGGAACAATCAGATCGCTGCCGCCATTGCGCACTTGCTCCAGATTGCGCTCTGGCTTGTCGCGGATATCAGCAAAGTTCTCAAACAGCCAGTTAGCAAACTCACGCTCACCAGAAGCACCTTTGGCTCTTGAATTAATTCGTGCCATTGGACACCTCCATCACACCGGGAGCAAACTTCACTAAAAGCCCTCTTTTCCCGGTGTTTTCTGTGCCTTCTGTGGATGAGGAGTCTACAGCAAACGCATCCACAATCATCTGCGCAATATCAGCAGCCTCTTTCGATGAGGTGCCGATTGCCTCCATTCTCGTGAGCAGCTCACCCACAACGTGACCCATCAGCCATGGCTTGGTGGTGTTGTAAATCAAGCGCAGAGCAGCAAGTTTGCCTTCTGCTAAATTGAGTCCGTGGTATGCGAGCATGGCTTCTTCAAACGTCCCAGCAACAGCCAATTGTTGGAACTGAGCCAGTCTCGTTTTGTCCACCTCATAGTCATCAACTGTCAGCAAATTGTAATCACGTGGCAGCAAGTCCACACCAATCGCAATTTGCCTTGCGAATGCGGTGGGCAGTGATGGTGTGATTTTCATGTTTTTAATGCTCATAGTGAGTCTGATATTATCCCATGTGCTGGTGAAAGTAAAAGTATGGCTGCAGTATGCATATAGTAGAGTTTTAATATCTTTTTTATTATATATATCTCTTTCTTTTTAAAGGAGTTTTTCCGTTTTACGTTGCGACCTATCGCACTCCCCCTGTTTTTCTAAACGCGAATAATTCTCGTTTACGTTTTAGAATAATTCTCGTTTACGTTTTTTTCGGGCGCTCCCACGCTCTCGCACCGGTTCTGTATTAGGTTTACCTGAAAACACCCTTTTTCCCTTATAAATCAATGACTTACGCCTAATTTTAAACCTAATAAAAGACTACGTTATCCTATTGTTGACATATTATTTCACAGCATCATCCATGAGAATTTTGAAATCTTCTGTGATTGCATATGCCTTTTTTGATCTACATCTCAACACAACAAGCCTTGATTGCTCAACAGTAGTCAGCAGTCCAGTGTTGACCATATAGTCAACAACTTTCTGTAATCCAGTCTTTGGATTTGGTCTTGCTGGGTCATCATCCAGTGACTTCACAACAATGTTGTTAAGCAATATCTGTGATATATTGGTGTATGTGAACATGCCCTTCTTTGCTAAGTTTCTTGGTGCGCACTTTGCTTCAACCTTGTACTGCCTGTTGATACACTTCACAATAGCAACCATCACAATGGACTTTGCAATCATCAGCATATCATCTGATGACTCATGGGTGAAAGTATTTTGTATGAAGCCAAGCTCACTCTCAACAGTCTTGTGTGCCCACTCATACTCAGCATCACCAATATAATCCAGACCATTAAAAACACTTGCAATAGCCGCTAATTTAACAGCTTTTGCCCAAGCCCTAGAACAGAGCGTTCTCCTGAGGTGGTCGCCCTCACGCAGATATTTGTTCTCCAAATCCACCCATGTGTTTGCATCTTTCACAAACTCATCTTTGATGTGTAAGTCTGTGGGCAAATCTTCACACTCAGGTTTCTGCATCGCAATGCTGGCCTTGATCAAAGCCTCAATGCGGCTGATGATCTCTTGCGAATAATCACGGCGACGTTTTGTATTAAAATAAGGTTTCTCACCCATTGTGCGAATCATCCAAAGTCTGGCAACTTCACCAGATACTTCAGCAGATTTGCTTCTGAGTGATTTCAAAAAAGATTTTGGAGTGGAAACATGGATAATTGACAAAGCAGGACTTGGCAAGACTGGAATTGATTCTTCCTTTTTTGAGTAGCCCTCATCTCCTGCCCATTTGCCATATCCTGATGATGTGAACAAGTCCAGTGTGACTCGTGAGATACCAGCTTGGTCGCCAGCACGAGACTCTGCCATGATCCCAGCTTCTTCAAGCACACAGATTCTGGACAGTCCTGTTGAGAGCATTTCAAACACTGGCTTGGGCCCAGTGAACCGTGACTTGCCAATGAATGTCGCACCAGCGTTGGTGTTGCCTCCACGACCACGGAGAGCTGCGTTGATTGAGTCTTTGAGCGTTGCTTTGCCTATTCCAGAGTCAGCAAGCAAGGCAATGTAAATGTTCAGGCCCATGCCCAAGACATTGTACCGGCGACCAACCAAGCCAGCAGCCAAGCCCACGGCACCCGCGAGCGCGATGGCTTTGTTCTCATAAGGTGCCATCTCGCAAATCTCTTGGCATAATCTGCCAAGCATGCCTGGTGGGTAGACCACCTCTTGCTGGGCATAGACAGTCTCATCTATGTCATCGAACGCAACTTCTTCTTCTTCAGAGACTTTGCTCAGCCCGCTGTCGATACACTCATACAAGTGCTCATCACTGATCCGTGCTTCCCATTCTTCCCTGCGCTTATCTTTCGGGATTGACAGCATAATTCCACGTAGAGCATACAATTGCATATCACGGCTCAATCCATGGTTGGACATGGACATCGCAATGCTAGTCAATGAGCTGTGGTAATTTGTGCTGCTTAGGATAGCCTCGATAGCCTCCGCCTCCTTATATAGTCCCGGCTCGGGGTCGGCGTAGCGCGCTGGCGGGAAGGCACAAAGTATGTCATCCCAGCTATAAACAATGCCTAATGTGGAAACAAGCTCTGTTGTGAAGTCTGAAGACAAATCTTTGCGGTGTTTGAAGCCAGGCAGCCTCAAAACTCTGGAGATGTCTCTGGCATTCTTATCACAACCCCAGACTTCCACCATTGTGTCCATCACAGAGTTCCATTCTGTGAAGTTGTCTGTGCTGGTCAACCAATAATAATGGTATTTGCCAGGGCTGGACTCGACAATCATCGATGGCTGGATTGGAAAGTCATCCCGTGGCTCATCCACGGGCACATCATCCTCAATCCATATCGCACGGGCACGGACTATATCTGCCTTGCGGCGAGATGTGCCTGCTTTGGTTTCATTCACGGTGACGTATATACAAAATACATCATCGTTGAGTGCTTTGAGTTGCGGTTGAAGTTCTTGAAAAGAGCCGTAAAAAATCTTTGGCTTCTTTTCTTTGCGGTAATCGAATGCGGCGAATAAAAATGAATCTGTGTTGTTATCCAGCAGGTGTAGATATTCTTCTTCCATGCTCACTTCTGTCCAAGGTGGGTGGTAGTCTATTATACGTGGTACAGAAGTGGAACGGAAATATAAATCGAAAGGTTTACTTCCAAATGTGCAACAAGTATACTGATCGTCCCAACCGTGGAGAATGTTATGAATATCGTCGATCTGCTTACGTGGCAAGAAACGCTTGAGCAACTTCGTGACCTCAAAAAGAAAGAATTGAGCATGAGGATGGCTCTGTGCCAGGAAATGTTCAAGGGGCAAGACCTGGGGTCAGAGAAAAAAGATATCATCGCTGTTGTGGGTGGGTACCGTGTGAAGGCAACCTACACAATCAACGCCAGCATCGATGAAGATGCTTTGACAGAAATTTGGGATGACCTGTCAGCCGAAGAACACGCATGTGTTAACTTCAAGCCGGTGCTGGTAAAATCAGAATTGGACAAGCTGCCTGAAGATTCGCAGCTGTGGGATGTTTTGACATCCAAGCCAGCCACACCGACGCTGTCTATCTCTGCACTATAGAGAAGCCTTATAATATAGGCCTGCCGGGAGAGTCCAAGAGTTTGTCCAGGGCTTTTGGTGTGGGGTCAGAACTCTCCCGGCAGTTTTTCCACCTGGTGTCTCAAAAGGAGACAATGATGAAAGACCACTACAGACTCAGCGATGCTGGGTACAAGCTGCTGCTGTCACAAGGCATCACCGTAGCCGACATGTACCGTGCGGTGAGCGATTTTCGCGCCCAAGATGTGGAAGTCGGCATGGTACAGCTCATGTACTATATAGACTCATTCGGCGGCGCATGGGTTGATGAAGTATTCAAGCGCAAAGCCGACAAGATTGCGTTTGCTGTATTTGATGAGCTGGACATTCCACGGAAGATTCAAGTTGCGGAGTATGCTGATGGAAATGCTTGAGCTAGCTGCAGAATTGAAATGGTGCCGTGAGCGCATCGCTGCGCTCGAAGCCGAGCGCGACCGCCTCCGCGCCGAGCTTGCGGAGTGCGCGGCGGTGCTGCCCGGACCGTACTACATGGACCTGCCAGACGGCGGCGATGTCTCGGTAAGCGAGCAGTTGAAGCGCATGGCGAAGGACGCCGAGCGTTATCGCCTGTTGCGACGGAAGTTTGCCATCATTTCCGACGGTGAGGGCCACGCAGAGTTTTGTGCGATCAACTTGCCGCGCCCGACCTACATCGCGCCGAGTTCTGCTATTGAGCTTGACACTGCGCTCGATAGAGAGCGCCTTGGACTCGATGGGGCGAGGCCGCCCACACCTACCGGATGGAGCGATACCGACTGGATCAAGCATCTGCAGGAGCAGAAGGAACCGCACCCGCTGGCAGGGCTGCACATCAACCAAGGCAGCATGGATGCGGCAGCGGACGCCTACGAGGCCGAATACAACGCGGCGCGAATGCTCGAAGCGTTGAAGGCGGCAGCTCAGTTTGTTGAGACAGAGCAATTCCCGATTGGATGGAGCGTTGACCGGATTCGCGAAGTCATCGCGAACGTTTCTGGCACGGCCCCTAACAGCGCCTGTACCGACACGCCACCTGATGCCGCCCTCGCGGCGAAGGAGGAGTGAGATGACTTCTAGAAGGTGGTCGCTGCTGTTGGTAGGCGAAGCGCATGGCCTAGCAGGTCGTCGCGGCAGCTTGTGGCTTGGTCATCCCGACTATTACGAGCGCGTGGAAGTAATCGAGACAGGCGATTACGAAAGACTTAGCGCAGAAAACGAGGCGCTGAAAGCTGCCAATCTTGACGGTGTAGCGTGGGTTAATAGCGCCCGAACAGAGATTGAGGAGATGAAAGCCGAGCTTGCAGAGGCAAGGCGAGTCCGAGAGGAAACTCTGGCCGAGGCAGCGGAGTGCCGGAAAGATGCAGCGCGTTACCAATGGCTTCGGAGCATAAATTGTCCCTGGCCGGGGGTATTTCAGCACGAAGGTAACGATGACTACGGCTGGAGCGCTATTGCCGGGCAAGACCTAGACGCCGCAATAGACGCCGCCCTGCGCGAAGGAGGGGAGCAGATGGAATTTGAATGCGCCCCGCGCTGGCGCGATGTTGCCGACGAACTCCCACGGGAGGCGCAGGAGGTGCTTTTCGCCCGTGGCGAAAAGACTGTGTTTGGTGCATGGATTGGCGGGATTTTCTGGCACAACAACCAGAAGATGGCGGCTGCGTACTGGATGCCGCTTCCGAAAGCCCCGTGCAGAGGGGGATCGAAATGAACCCTGAGGGTTACTGGAAAAATGGAGGCTTTGTTCGCAGCGAACGCAGCGAACGCGGCGAAAAGGGGGAGTGATGGATAACGTATTACCGTGGCTCCACGGTCTGTGTGAGTGCCTTGCCTGCGGGGATAGCTGGGTTGGCGTTTGGCCACTCGGGGCGGATGATTTGGTATGCCCGAGATGTAACTCTAAAGACACCGTGCGGGGGGAAAGTGATGAATAAGCCAACAATCGGGCACTACGCATCGCATCAGCGCGATGTCACGGCGCAAGAAGATGCCGCCCTAAACGCCGCATTGCGGAGTAGCACTATCAAGGTGGAACATCCAGAGATAGCCCGCCTCCTCGCCGAGCTTGCGGAGTGCAGGCGGGATGCGGAGCGATATCGGTGGATTATCAGAAACATGCACTTGTCGATTGCGCAGAACGGGGCGTATTGGTCGCTCACGGACGCAACGCAGGTAGCACCGAATCACATCGGGGAAGTGGACGCGACAATCGACGCAGCCCTCCGGGGCGAGGGGGATCGGTGACATGGACATCGTGACCGAGTTGCGAACCCTGTGCCGGCTGGAACCGTGCCTGCGTGCCGCCGACGAGATCGAGCGGCTGCGGGCATTGCTGGCCGAAGTATGCCCGCCCGGATTGCAAAAAGTGAGCGCCGACCTCGATGCGAGAATCCGATCAGCCCTCGCGGCGAAGGGGAAGTGATGGGTAACGCATCACTGGAATTTGCGATACAGGCGATAAAAGATGAAGCCACTAAACCGCTTCATCTGGAGATCGAGCGCCTGCGCGCAGAGCGCGACGCGCTGAAGTCGCAGTTATACAACAGTTGCGAGTACGAAAGGCACGACCCAGAAGGATGCACGTGCCCTCTGGGATATAGGCTCACAGAAGTAGAGGCAGAGCGCGATGCGGCAAAGGCCGCGTTGTATGAGAGTTGCGAGGACGAAAGGCACAACGAGCTTGGCTGGGTATGTCCACTTGGCCATAAGCTCAATGAAGTAGAGGCAGAGCGCGATGCGCTGAAGCAGGATGCGGAGCGGTATAGGTGTCTGCGCGACCCTGACTGTGACCAGTGGTCGCTACCGATCATGTTCAGCGGCGACGAACTGGACCGAGAGATTGACCGAGCAATGCCACTTGCGGGAAAGGAGTGAACCATGTGGACCGTTGAGAGCCACCCAATCCTGACGAAGCGCGAATTGCTGGCAGCGATAGCCATGCACGCGCTGACTGTTCAGGAGCACACGCTACTAAGCCCGAAAGAATGCGCGCGCGGCGCCATTAACCGAGCTGACGAGCTGATCGAGGCCCTTGCGGGAAAAGAGCAAGTGATCCGTGCGCCAGAGATTCTTCCCGACTGCCGGACGTGCCAGCACCACCGCATCACGCCGATCGCTGGAACCCATTGGTGTGCCCTGCGCCCGCCGCTCGTGTGCATCAACGGCGATGCACACGTATTGGTCGAGTCTGTGCGCCTCTACCAAACGGAGCAAAAGCAATGACAACTGAATGCTCTACTTGTTCTGGTGCTGGATCAATCAACGGCAGAACATGTTCTTGTCTCACAGCAAGAAGCAATGTGACACCCATCCGTGCTGCACTCTCACCAGACAACGTACTTGAGCAAGCAAAAGGCCAGTATGAGTCAGTCTTGGTGCTTGGCTATGACCACACTGGTGAATTAGACGCAAGGGCAAGCCTAAACCTGAAGACTACTGATATTGTGTTCATTGTTGAGATGTTCAAATTGCTACTTCTCAATGGAGCATACAAGGAATGAAAACTATTTACAGGTACACGCTAAACCCAGGCAGGGAGAATACTTTACAACTTCCAAAAGATGCCAAAATTCTGTGTGTGCAGCAAAAACAAGATAGCTTGGAAATGTGGGCTCTAGTTGAACTGAATGTGCTGCCACAAACACGGAAATTTTTTGCATATGGGACAGGCCATTCAATGCCTGATTACCCTGGAAAGTATATTGGAACGGCCATCACATTTGGCACGTATTTGAGACAACTCAGCATGAAAACTAATTTTTCAAGCTGCTGGCCAACATGCTGGCAGCCAACAGAATCTGGCAACAACACCGTTGCAGATAAACCCAAGGAGCAGAAAAATGGCGATCAAAATCCAGTCACTCAGCAGCGCAGTTGCAGACAACGGCTTGAAAATTCTCGTACACGGCCCCGCTGGGGCTGGTAAAACTGTGCTTGGTGCGACGGCAGGTGAGTCAACGCTGATTATCTCAGCAGAAGCTGGCCTTTTGTCCATCAAAGACGCACCGTCTTATATCAGGGCCACCACGGTGACCAGCATCCAAGACATCTATGATGTGTATGACTACTTGCTGGAAGATCACGTCTGTGAGTGGGTTGTGCTAGACTCCATTTCTGAAATCGCAGAAGTTGTGCTGGCTTACGAGCGCACGCAAACGAAAGACCCACGGCAAGCGTATGGTCAACTCCAAGACCAGATGAATGCGCTGATTCGCAAATTCCGTGATCTGCCTCGGTACAACGTCCTGATGACCTGTAAGCAGCAGCGTCTTGCGGATGATCTTGCTGGTACTACTATGTACATGCCCGCGATGCCCGGGGCAAAACTGGCACAGAACATCCCATACCTGTTTGATGAGGTGTTTGCCCTGCGTGTTGAGCGCGATGATGAGGGCAAGGCATACCGTGTGCTTCAGACCAACCGTGATGCGCAGTATGAGGCCAAGGATCGCAGTGGCAAGCTGGACTTGTTTGAGAAGCCCAGCCTCAAGCACATCAAAGCCAAGATCATTGGGGAGAAGCCACCCGAAAAGAAAATTGAAGAAATTGCTGAGTAATCGGCATTGAGTGAAGCCCACTACTCTGAGTGTGGGCACATCGTAATGTGAGGACTTGAAGATGGCAAAATTGCCTGGTGCATTTAACGCAAACGAGCACGACAAAATGGGTGATTTCTCGCCTATTCCTGCTGGTGAATATCTGGCACAGATCACCAAATCTGAGCTGGCTGACACCAAGGCCAAGACCGGGAAATTCTTGAAGCTTGAGTTCACCATCATGCAGGGTGAGCAGAAGAACAAGAAAGTTTGGACACGGCTCAACATCGTCAACCCGAACCCGCAGACTGTCGAAATTGCGCAGAAAGAGCTGGCAACGATCTGTGCTGCTGTTGGCCTGGCACGCATCACAGACTCTGATGAGCTTCACATGAAGCCCATGGTGATCAAGGTGGCCATCAAGCCGGGTGAAGGGCAGTATCTTGACGCCAATGAGATCAAGAATTACAGCGCAGCAAAAGGTGTGGCCAAGCCCACGCCGATTGTTGCTGATGAGGAAGCACATGTGGAGCGCAAGAAGGCTCCATGGGCTGACGACTGATCAATTCTTGACGTCTGGCCCACGTTACGGGCCTCCCACAAATCTGGAGAACAATTATGGATGGTGAATACAAAAGGATGTCCCGCGAGGACATGCGCAAGGCGCTGGATGCTGACAACATGGACAACAAAAAAAGCTTGGCCCTGGTGTGTAATCTGGTGTCCGCAAATGTGTCGCGGCTGATTGAAGAGTTGACTGAGCACACTGTGATATATGAATTGCTGCCGATCAACCCTGGTGCTACTGAACAGGACAAGGCTCTGTTGCCGCTGTTTCTCGCCAAGCGTGATGCCATTTTTGATTTCGCAACAACAATGCTGTCCACCGCAGCAGTGCTTGAATCAACACTCACTGCAATCGCAATTTCTGGCACCGACCAGTACCTGTTTGTGAATCGCTTCTTGGATCATTTTGAGAAGAGCATGGACAGCGAAAGCAACCAGCAGGCAAAATTGGCACTGATTGCCATCTTGGCTGCCAATACCGCAGAATTTGCTGAGAAGGTGCGCAATGGCCAGACTACCTGAGAACCCAAACACTACCAAGCATCTACTTGACACAACCATGCCACCCATACGTGGTGGTGACAATGAGCGCGGCTATCTTGGCATGAGCAGCCTTGCTGAGCCGTGCTCAAGAAAAGTATGGCTTGGATTCCGCAGGGCATCAAAGGCCACATTCACCCCACGGACTATGCGCATCTTTGAGCGCGGTGACATTGAAGAAGCACGGATTGTTGCTGCGCTCAAGAACATTGGCATCGAGTGCTTTCGCCGTGACAAGGATGGCAACAAAATTGAGATCACTGGAGCCATCGGTGAAGAGCAAGAGGAATTGGTTGGCTTTGCTGGCCACGCAAAAGGACACCCTGACGGGCGCTGCATTGGTGTAATCGAGGCGCCCAAGACTGAGCATCTTCTGGAAATCAAAACCATGAATGATGCTGGCTTCAAAAAATTGCTCAAGGATGGATTGCGAAAAACAAAGCCAATCTACTTTGGCCAAGTCCAGCGCTACATGGACAAGATGGGCCTCACACGCACACTCCACATAACCGTCAACAAGAATGATGAAGACATCTATGTTGAGCGGATCAGGTTTGATGAAGAGTATGCCAAAGAATTGGCAGACAAAGAGCGTGACATAATCATGTCTGATGCTCCACCTCTCAGAGAGTTCTCACGCACTTGGCACGAGTGCAAATGGTGTAACCACTTCGGGGTTTGCCATGATAATGTGCCGCCGGTTGTCACTTGCCGGTCTTGTGCTAAAGTTGACATGGAAATGGACGGTGTGTGGCGCTGTGGCATGACTGAAAATGTCCTGAGCTACACCGAACAAATGAAAGCTTGCCCATCATACACGAGGAGTTTCTGATGCGTTACCCATTCACCAAGCAAATTGTTGAAATCAATTCCAATGGGCTGCCTGCTGGATTTGATTATTTGGTTTTTGTCAATGGATTGTTCAAAGACATGAACAACCAGCAACTGGATATGATCCACGCAGCCATGGGCATTTCTGGCGAGGCTGGTGAAATTCTGGAGCTTGTGAAAAAGAATTTCGCATATGGCAAGGTAATTGATGTGGAAACTCTTGCCAAAGAGCTTGGGACTTGCTGTTCTATTTCACGGCCATGTGTGCTGTTGTTGGGATTGATCCAGAAGCTGTTGCTGAAATAAATCGTCGCAAGCTGAGCGCACGGTATGAAAGCGGCAAGTACAGCGATGAGCAAGCAATCAACAGGGTGGACACAAAAAATGTATGAGTACAAAGCATTTGTTGTGAAAGTCTATGATGGTGACACAATCACCGTCAACATTGATCTTGGCTTTAGCTTTTCATGGAACAAAGTCAAGATCAGGCTGTATGGAATTGACGCACCAGAGATGCACAAAGGCACTCTGGAAACCATGTTTGCAGGCGAGAATTCACGGGATAGACTTGCTGAGCTTGTTCTTGGGCAAAATGTGATCATTCGCACACACAAAGACAAGCAGGAAAAATATGGCCGCTGGCTTGGTGAAGTTTGGCTGCTTGATGGAACACAGCGCAATGTCAATCAATGGATGGTTGATAACGGCTACGCAAGAAAGGCATTCCTGCAATGAAAAATCCATACAATGCTCTTGGCGTCCACAAAGATGCTTCAAGCGCAACCATCAAGCAAGCATACCGCAAGCTTGCGCAAAAGCACCATCCTGACCGTGGTGGTGACATCGAGGATTTTCAGGAAATACAGGCAGCATATGAATTGCTCATTGATGAGGATTCTCGTGCCTATTATGACCGTGTTGGTGCGGCGCCACAGCGTGGCCCAAATAAGGAGACAATGGCACTGGAGCTTGTTGCAACTTTCTTTTCCCATTGGCTTAATGCTGTGATTGATGGGCGTGTGTTGCCAAACAGCGATGCGATTAATTTTGTGCGCACTGAAATCACAAAGAGCCTTTCTGAAGGCAAGCGCACAAATCGTGAGTTGAAATCACAAAAGAATAAGCTGGAAATAATGGCCAATCGCTTCACCCCACTTTCACCAGACAACAACTACTTCAATGACCATGTTCAAGATTTGCTTGGCAAGGTTGCTGGAGCAATCGCAAGCAATGGGCTTCAAATTGAGGCACACGGGCACGCAATTGAGTTGCTTCGCAACGCATCATACTCTCCTGAAGGGGGAATTGCGGTTGAGCGGCAATATAGATATGTGACTGAAACAACATACGGTACAGGAATGTGAACAGGGCAATGTTCATTGTGCTGGTAATTCTCACAATTGTGATATGGCAAAGCAATCACAGTCGTGACAATTTTATAAAACTTGATCCATCTGAATGGCGCTGCACGGATTTTGAGGAGAATGATTGCTATGAGTTCAGGCGAGAACATGTCCACCAAATTAATGGAAATGAAAAACGAACATATATTGTGGGTCGAACTCCTCAATGATTTGCGAGCATATTTGTACATGCACCCATACAACAACAAGCACAATGTTGTTGCCGGTAGCAATAAATTCTATGGAAGCATCAACCACAAATATGGGCCTATTATGGTGGAAAAAGCCCATTTCATTCTGGAGGATGAACGGCAACGAGTTGCTGACTCTGCTGAGCGAATTGTGCGCAACACAAACCGTAGCATCAAGACTGGAAGCAGGTACAAAAAATGACTTACACCGCAGTGTGGATTTTAATATCTGGAATTGGTGGCGCAGCAATAGTCCATATCATGCACCGCAAAGATGTGGCAAGATGGCAAGAATTGCTCAAAGATGCTAGTGATTTGATCCTGAAGAAAAAAGAGTTGACGCAGTGGGCATTGCGATATGAAATGCTTCGCAGCAAAAATTTGTCTGCCTATTACTCACAGTATTGTGTTGCAAAATCCAATGGTGCGGTTGATGGAGCTGTGCTGGACATATACCTTGACAAGCTTATTGAAGAGGCACGCAAAAATGGATAAATTATTTTGTGAAGATTGCGGCAATGAATTTGATTCGGTCTACAAAGTTGATGAAAATGATGATCCTGTTCGCAAAGGTTATCATGGCATGATTTACTATGTCTCAGAATGCTGCCACACAACAAAAATTACACAGAATGGTATGAGGGTTGGGCAAGGCACGTTGCGCGATATTTGGAATGATCAGTATGCCCCGTAAAAGAGTGCTGAAAGGCAGAGCACGCGGCATCAACCACGGATTTGCAAAGCTCACTGATGAAATTGTTTTGGAGATGCGCAAGCTTGGCCGTGAGTATGGGCTCACATTTACTGCGGTGGCAAAACAGTTCAATGTAAGCAACAAAGCAACTTGGGATGCCATGACTGGCAAAACATGGTCACATCTTCCACCAGATACTGTTGTGCCAAGAGTTGGACGAGGTGGCAATCAAGCTGGAAGGAAAAAGAATTTCACCAATCCTGAAAAATATTCAAGCAGGAGATACATTGTGGCAAAAGTTGATTTGGACAAACAAGTGAACCGTGCGCTGATGGAGTTTGCCCAAAAATTATTCGATGACCATGGAGTCAAACTGGAGTGCGCAAAATTTGATTGGGTTCAGATCAGCAGAATTGAAGGCATGGCAGCACAGGTCACCAAAATCAATCTTGAGACAACGGTGTACCGATGACCGCTACGCGTTGGTACCAAGATCAGGCAGTTTCCGCGCTGCTAGAGTCTGTTCTTGCCAGCAAGTCAAACCACCCAGTAGCTGTCATCCCGACCGGCGGTGGGAAAACCATCATTGCATGTGAATTCATCAACCAGTATTTGTCCATCCACCCAACACACAAAGTGTTGGTGCTGTCTCATGTGAAAGAAATTCTTGAACAGAACCATGAAGCACTTGTTGATTATTTTCCAGGCATCGACATAGGCTTATATAGCGCCGGCCTATCCTCGCGGAGCCGGGGCCGGATAAGCGTAGCGGGCATTCAGTCTGTGTACAATAAGGTGAAGTTGTATGAGGATGTGAATATTGTGCTGATTGATGAGTGCCATCTTGTTACGATCAAGCAAACTGGCATGTACCGCAAGTTTCTGTCTGCCTTGAATGTGAACTATGTTGGGCTCACAGCAACGCATTACCGTCTTGACCACGGATACATCCACGAGGGCGATGGTGCGCTGTTCAATCAGATTGCCTATGATTTGTCTTCACCAGAGAATTTCATGCGGTTGGTGGATGAGGGATACTTGTCCAACCTAATCACCAAAGCAACAATCATGCGCATGAACACGGAAAATGTGAAGGTTGTTGCGGGGGACTTCTCTCAGAAAGATTTAGCAAGCAAATATGACACCGAAACTGCGAATGAATCAGCGGTAAAAGAGATCATCCAGTTTGGAAAAAAGTACAAAAAATGGCTGCTATTCTGTATTGATATTGCTCATGCAGAACACATCACC